TATGTGAGCGATGGCGACAAATTTGGCCACGATGAAAGGGATATTCTGTCTCCTGTCGAGGTGCCCATTGGTCCTTCGACTGTTTCCTGTCCATCTTGTGGGTATGAGTCAGAAGGAACTACCGAGACTCAGCCTACGTGTCCAGATTGCGGGGAACCGCTTACAGACAATCCTCCTCCGACTGCTACAGGTTTAGAGACTTTAGGCACTTTGCAGATTCCGAAAGGGCAGGAAGTTGTGAGCATGGTTCCAGCGTTGCAGATTCGCAGAACGGCTTACGCCGATGAGCAATCTGACTTCCTGTACATGGATTGGGTGACGGACATCGACAAGTCCGTAGCCATTGCGACTTACCCGGAGAAAGAGGACTTACTTTCAGGCACGACTGGCGGCGACGATGCAGGAACGGCAGCAAGTTATGAGCGCATCGCACGCAGGCTTTTGTATCTTGGCACAGGCAGACATTCAGGAGTGACACTTGAGGGCCTCGGAACGTTTCAACGGGCGTGGATACGCCCAAAAGCCTTTTACCGGATTACGGACAAGACGCTTCGCGCGCAGTATCTCCAGATGTATCCAAAGGGCGTCAAGATTGTTTTCTACAATGGCCAGTATTGCGAATCGAAAGCGGAAAGCATGGATGAGGCGTGGGAATCCATGCAGACGATGCCCGGAGAAGGGTCGATCAGAGAGACGCTGATTAGCTCGATTCTGCCGATTCAGGACCAACTCAACGATTGCACGAATCTCCTGTTTGAAATCTGCATGAATGGCGTGCCGGAAGGCTTTGCCGCAACCGAGTTACTGGATTTCGAGGCAAGAAACGAACAAACAGCTTCGGCAGGGAATGTGACGCCAGTAGTTTTGGCTCCGAATCAGGATATTCGGGCAAAGATGTCGTTCACACCCGCCGTTGAGCCTTCAATGGCCATGATGAAGTATATCGACATGCTGATGAACGCCATTCCGCAGTTTCTATCAGGAAATTATCCAGCTCTTTTTGGCGGCGATACAGGCTCAAACGACACTGCGGCTGGAATTGCCATTCAAAGAAACCAGGCAATGGGCAGAATCGGAAGAGTGTGGCGCAATTTCCAGCAATTTCTGGCCAATGTAGATGCCAAAGCAGTGAAATGCTTCGCCAACAACCGTACTGAGGACATGGAAGTAGCGCAGCAGGGCGATACAGGCGAATATGACACCGATTACGTGCGGCTTGAGGATATGCAGGGCAATATCGTGGCTTTTCCTGAAGTGGATGCGCAGTTTCCGGTCCTCGAAGCCGATGTACGTGCGCTTTTGCTTAACTTGTGGAATGGCGGGAACCCGATCTTCCTTCAGACAGTCGCCTCCGCAGAAAATCTTGAATACATTTTTCGCATGATGGGCATTTCCGATATTCAGGTGCCCGGCGAGCAGCAAAGAAAGAAAACCAATCTCGATATTGCACAGCTTTCCCAAGAACAGCCGCAACCCGGCCAGCCAGGAGTTGGACCCGATGGAAAACCGACTCCTCCGCAGCCAGTTCCCAGCATTGTGCCGGATGAAAATGTTGATGATCTAAAAGTAGCAGCTGCGACGGCAAAGGCTTGGCTTATCAGCGACAAGGGTTTACAGGTAAAGCAGGCGAACCCTCCCGGTTACATTAATGTGTATTTGTTCTCGAAAGCGTGCGCCATGATGGAGAAGCAGCAGGAATTGCAGCAATTGATGGCAGCACAGGCTTTGCAAGGGCAAGGGCCAGCGAATGATTTGGGCGGAGCTGAAGCGATGCAAGCTCCAAACCATCTAAAGCCAGCGGAAGCCAATCCGCCTAAACCGAGTTCTGCTTCTGGAAGTTCAGGAGCGGGAGCATAGAGCAAATCGCCTAGTCAGCGTTAAATGACGCAGCTCTAAGGAGAAAAATGGCAACAACCGTAGTAACACCCCCTGCTGACACTCTTGAGCAGAAGTTTGCCAAGATTGAAAGCGGCGCAGCAAGCGCGGCTGCGACACCGGAAGTGCCTCCGCCAAGCACAGAAACGCCTGAAACTCCGGCAGCGGTGCCGGGACAGGAAACTGTCGAAAAACCGATTGAAGGCGTGGAACCGGAAGAAACAGAAGTTAACCTGGACGAAGTGCCGGAAGGGACTGGAGAGTTTGCGGAGTTCAAGGACCAAATCAAAGCAGCTCCGAAGCTCAGACAGATTCTCGGCCAGCACAAAGCCTACGTAGAAATGCGTGGGGACCAGCCGTGGGAAGAGTTCAAGGGCATACATGAACGCGTACCGACACTTGCCGACGCTGAAAAGCTCGTGGAAGAGTCGGAGCAGGCACGGGAATTCGGCAAAACATTCCGCGAAAGCCCTGCCGAGTTCATGGAAAGCCTGAAGCAGTCCGATTCCCATGCGTTTACGAAGCTGGTTTCTGAACTGCCGCAGATTCTTGCAAAGACGGACCTGAACGCCTGGCGCGATCAGGCAGCCAGTTACATTGACCCTGTACTGAATAATCTCTATGGGATTGCAGCGCGGGATAAAAACGAGGCACTCGCTCAAGCGGTTCAACTCGTAGCTCAGTCACTTGGCATTGCACCGGGACGCACCACTTCCCCGGCCAGCAATCCCGAAGTCGAAGAGTTGCGAAAGAAACTGCAAGAGAAGGAACAATCGGAGGGCACGCAGGCGTTTGAATCGTTCTGGGGGCAGACCGATGCCATTGCACAGGGAGAAACTATCAAAGCCATTGAAGAAGCCGTTAAAAAGGCTGCTCCTAAGGCTTCTGATTCTGCTTTCAAGCGCATGGTAAAAGAGGTCTATGACGGAACGGTTTCGGCGTTGGCTTCCCAGCCGCAATTTGTCGCTCAGATGGAAAGTTACCGTCAAGGCGCACAAAAAGGGCGGCAAGGCATTTCCGATCACAATGCCATCGTTGATTACTCTACAAAGCGGGCTAAGCTCGTCATTCCGCGAGTAGCGAGAGATATTGTGAGCGAATGGAGCAAAACCATTTTGCAGACGAGCAAAGAAACGATTGAGACAAAGCAGGCAATCGCCGCAAAGACCAAAGACGTTGGTTCCGGTCCACAAGCAACTTCTTCCGCTGCCGCCGCCGTGCCGAAGAACGGCAAGATGACATCGGAGGATATTTTCAAGCAGATGGAAGCCGGGACATACGTTCCGCCCTCAAAGAGGGTCTAGTTTTTAGCGGGGATGCCAAAAAGGAGATTTAATGGCTTCAGTTGAAGCAAACGTTCAAGGCCTGGAACGCGAGCTGATTGTTTACAAAGATGGTATCCCCGAGCTTTTGGAGATGGATTCAGTCCTCTACAACCTGATGGAAAAGCAGGAAGCAGACCCGGCATCGAACAGGGCAACGCGTATTCCGTTGCTTCAGTCGATTGGCGGAACGTTCCAGCAGGTGAGTATGGACGGCGGTTCGGTTGGCGACACTGGAGGCCCGGTGTGGCAGACCGCAACCCTTACCCCGTTCTATTACACGTCTGGCTTCAGCTATACGCTGCTTGCGAAATATGCAACCACGGGAGCTGAGCGCGGCGTGAAATCGGCAACGGGAGAGGTTATGCGTCTTGCGGTAAAGCAATTCAAGACGTTCCTCGACATGCTGATGAACACAGCTGGCAACGGCGTAATCGGCACGATTACTTCGGTCTCCACCAATACCTTCACGATGACGACTGACGGCTTCAAAGAAGAACTCGTCATGGTCGGCCAGAACGTTCAGGTGTATAACGCGGCTCTTACCACGAACCGGGGAGCTTCCACGGTTACGGCATTCGACCGCGTAGCGCACACGATCACGGTAGCGGCGGCTCCAGGCGGCAGTATCGCTACGGACCTGCTCGTTATCGGCGGACTTTCCGGCACGCTTACGGCACAATCTTCCCTGTTCGGCATCCAGTACCATCAGTCGGACGCGACTTCCGGCACATGGCTGGGCCTAAACCGGGCAACCGTTCCGCAAGTTGTGACGCCTTCGGTCAACGCAGGCTCTTCCACGCTTACAACGGGCATGGTTCGTGCAGCTCTGAACCGCATCCGTTTGAACCTTGGAGACAATTTCTTCAACACAGAAATGACGAAACTCATTTCCTACCTGCACCCGGCACAAGCCGACTCCTATGAGTCGATTGCGCTGCTCATCAGCAACATCTGGAAAGACCCAACCGGCAACCAAGCAGTAGACCTGATGTTCAACAACCAGTCGGGACTCAAGATGTCGAACGTTCCTGTGGTGCAGTCCATCCATCAGGACCGTACGCGCATTGACTTCCTCTGCCTCGGCTATTGGGGGCGCATCGTGGCCACCGATACCGGGTTTTTGACCATTGGCGACAAGATCGTTTGGCCGAAGATCGACACTTCCACCGTTCCAGGCGGCTTGCTTGCACAGGAGCAATTCTGGATGAAAGCTGGAATCCAGGTCTATAACAGAAATCCGGCCGGAAGTTCATACATTAAATCGCTCGGATTGCCAGTAATCGGCTCATCGAGCATTTATTGATAAGTAGTTTTACTTTTCCGATACTGGATAAATTCATCGCCAGCCATCGCGCTCTTAGAGCAATTGCAGGAAAGGCAGGCGGGGACGACGTTTTCAATATCGTCCCTGCCGCCTCTCTTAAAAGGAATTACATGGTCCTTGGTAAGAGTTTCGATAGTAAGAATGGTTGGACAGTAGAAACACTTACAACCGAGGGAATTTACTTTCTGAAGCCATTGAGCAAGAGTATGCGAACCGCCATTATTCTTCTTGCGGTCCTTTCTCTTGCGATTATGATAATTTATTTTGATAGCGTTCTTTTTTCTGTACCTTCTTTCCATCTCAAGAACGGCCTTGGGGTCACGCGCTTTCCACTTCTTATATCCCTTCATGGAATAGGCGCTTTTCTTGGCCCTATTCCTAGCAATCCATTCGCGCTGATAGGCATTGCGCTTAGCTCGGTTTTTCTTGCCGTATTCGCTGCATTGTTTGTTATAAGCTGCTCTTTGTTCGGGAGTTTGTCTGGCTCTACGGTCTCTTACGTATTGCCTGCGGACTTCCGGGTCTTTGAATGGCATGAACCATTTTCTCATCGTAGGGTTATCAGGTAAACATGATTCCGCCAGTCTCAACTCGCTTGCAGCGGCGAATCACTGAACGGGGGGGCCGTGCTTACAACGGCCTTCCGCTTTTCCGCATCATTCGCGGATGTGACCGTTTCACGCATATTGGCGGACGCTGGAAGACATTTGATGAT